GCTAAAGACCCTCGTACCCTAGCTATGAGAGCGCCTAACGGCATCATAGGGTGTGAAGCATCACAGTTAGATTTAGAAACCTTCCACAGACTACGAGGAAGATGCGCTCCCAAAAGAGCTTGGATGTTCCTAGCTGGTACTTTTGAAGGATCACTTGGTTGGTATCCACAAATGTTTCAGACTTGGCAGTACGGAGAAGATGACTCACAGTCCTATTCCCTACCCTCTTACACTAATAAACACTTATACCCAGAAGGGGAAACAGACCCAGAGATATTAAAACTACAACGAATGACATCAGATGATTTCTTTAAAGAAAGAATTATGGGGATACCTTCCCCACCACAAGGATTAGTATTCTCAGAGTTCAGACCAGATACTCATGTACAAGATGTCGAGTATATACCAGACGAACCTGTACACATATGGATAGATCATGGTTACGCTTCTGCTTATGCTGTATGCGCTGTTCAAATTATTAACGATCAAGTCAGAGTATTCGATGAAATATATGAACAGAATTTAATTACAGAAGAAATAATAGATATTGCTATGCAAAAAGATTGGTGGAAAGATGTACAGTTTGGTGTCACAGATATTGCAGGGTATCAACACCAAGCTATGTCAGCAGTAGCAGAAGTGTGGCTGGACAAGGCAGGACTATACATGGATGCAGAAAAAATTAGAATCAATGATGGAACAGAAAGATTAAAGTCTATGCTCAAACTAGACCCCACTACACACGAACCTAAAATAATAGTTTCCCCTCATGCAAAAGGTCTGCTGTCAGAACTTGGCTTCGCTCCAAATCCTTTTAATGGACAAACACAAGTTTATAAATGGAAGACAGATCGTGACGGAAATGTGGTTGGCAATCAGCCAGAAGATAAGTATAATCATAGTGTTAAGGCACTTATATATGGTCTTGTCAATAGATTTGGCTATAGTTATTTAGCTAAACGCAACAGTATTCCTGTAAGAAGGTGGAGATAATATGGCTAAGAAACCAAAGGCTGAAGAAATAATAAATAAAGTTGAAGCTCATTACGACTCAACTGAACCTTTAAGATCAAGAATGGATCAAGATTATTCTATTTATCGCCTAGACCCATACGATGCAGGAGAAGATTTTCACAATTACACATCCAACGAACCAGCAACATTTGCAGATAAAATAGTTTCTTTCCTAAACGCATCAGAACTAACTGCTCGTATCCCTGTTAACTCACAGGAAAGAGAGCAACGAGAAGCTAATGACCAAAAAGAAAGATTCTTTATTGGCACACTACGAAGCGCAGACGAAAGATTAAAGATGGCTATTCAACCAGATGTTAAATCACAACTTGCTTGGTACATTACCCTTCGTGGGTGGTACGCAGGCAGAGCTTTGCTAACTAAAAACAAAGAAGGAAAAACATTTGTAGATATAACACCATTCGATCCTATGCACACATATTGGTCATCTGGTTATGACGGATTAATGTGGGCGTGTTATAAAACTAAACGATCTAAAGAAATGATAGAATCACAATACAATGTCAGATTAAATATCTCTAATGACTATGACGATTGGATAGAAGTATATGATTACTACGACAGAGAATATAACATGGTTGTACTCTCTAATGGTAAAGTAGTTAAGAAAGCTACACCACACGGCTCTCCTAATGTCCCTGTATTCTTAGGAGCAGTAGGGGCAAACCCAGAAATACAAGCACTCAATCAAGCAGTAGCGATTGATGATACCATAAAAGATTATGGAGAATCTGTATTCAGACACAACAGAGATATATACGATAAGAATAATCTTATGATGTCTATAATGCTCGAACTCACAGCTCGTGCAAGACGACAGGGATTAAAGATTAAATCAAGAGATGGTACTAAAACTTTAGACGAAGACCCTTACAAAGAAGGTACTGAGATATCTTTGGCACAGGGAGAAGATGTAGAACCATTAGGACTGATGGAAATGTCTAGGGAAACAGGAGCTTTCTTAGGATTGCTATCTGGAGAACTACAACGAGGAGCATTGCCACACAGCATATACGGAGAATTACAATTCCAACTATCTGGCTTTGCTATCAATACCTTACGACAAGGTATTAACTCTATACTAGAACCAAGAATAAAAGCACTAGAAGCTGCATACACAAGAATATGTATGCTACTCAACGATCAATACTTAACAGATGCTTTTGATAGTATGCAATTATCTGGAGAAGATATGAATAGAAATTACTTCTCTGAAGAAATAACTCCAGATGCTATACGAAACGCAGGAGATATTGTTATTAAGTTTGTGGGTCAACTACCAGAAGACGATATGTCTAAGATGAGCATGGCACAAATGGCTAGAGAAGGTCAGAGTCCATTGCTACCAGACTTGTTTATCAGAGATAAAATACTTGGATTACAAGATGGAGATTTAGTTGACGATGCAATAAAAGAGCAACAGGCAGAAAGAACTTTGCCAGAAGCTACCCTTTATACATTGTTATCTGCATCAGAGAATAGAGGAAGAGATGATCTTGCTCAGTTCTACTATGGAGAATTATTACATATATTAAGACAAAAGGAAATGGAAAGGTCACAGGCTGAACAGGCTATGCAACAACCTCAAGTTCCAGAAGGAGCTACACCACCTACAGCAGACCCTAGAGTTATGCCTAATGCTATGATGGGCGTACCACCTCCCACACCAACGCCACCACAGGGAACAGTAGCGCCAGAAACTCCAAGACCTAATGCACAAGAGGGAGAAATATAATGTCGCCAGATCAAATATTAGCTTTAAAAAAACAAGGAGCAAGTAACGATGCAATAATAGCACAGCAAGCTATGGACATTGCAAACGAACAAGGTGTAGATATGGGAGCTGCAATGCAGGAAGCACGCAGAAATATACAGGCATTAGATGCTGCAGTTATTGCAGGAGATACTGCACAGGAAGGAGCAGGGTTAGGTTCTCCGACAAGACCAATTACAGATTTGTCTATTGGTTCTTTTTATAGACCTAGTGTTGAATTAGAAAAAAGATTACAAAAAGAAATGCCAACTGTTCTTCCAGCAACACCTGTGCGTAGTCCTCTTGATCCTTTAGCAAAAGAATCTGCTGCAGCCAGAGCTGCGTTACCACCTTTAGCAGGGTTACAACAAGACAGTCTAGCTACTCAAGCTCTAATGGATATGCCTTCCCCTAGTATAGGAACTCCTAATTTAAGAGATATTGATATACAAGCTAGAGCTGCGTTACCATCATTAGCAGGATTACAACAAGATAAGCTAGCTACTGATGCGTTAATGGATATGCCTACAGGTATGAGTCCTGCGCAAAGATACGCAATGAGATTTGGAGATACAGGAGCTTACGATATTACAGGTGGAGATTTAACAAACATAGACACAGCAGCAAGGTCTGCATTAAATGATTTGTCTTTAAGTAATTTTAGAGAAATTGAAGGAGGACTAAACGATACATCTATATCTGATACTCCGTCTTATCAAAGATTAAGAGATTTAGGTTTTACAGATGCTCAAGCAATAAAAGCAGGCTCTCCTTTGCAAACAGTTTTACAAAGACCAGATTTAAATTTAGACATAGATGCTGCGATGGAAGCAACAGGAGGAGTTCCTTCAGCAAAACCTAAACCAATGGCAACAGCTCTTCCTAGTGAAAGCCAACCATTTGGTGGTGGAGCAAGAAATACAGCAGAGTATACTGATACTTTAAATATGAAAATGCAAAATAACAGAGTAAACAATCAAATTGCTTTGTATGAAGATGCAATAGAAAATACTCAAGGCAATGTTCAATGGCAATTAGATCAAATGAAATCTTTTAAGCTCAATCAACCAGAAGGATTTAATTTGTTAACTGATGCTCAACAATTAAAAGCTGCACAAGATAAAGCAAATAAATTTAAAGCAAATGCTTCTAGTGCAATAGATGAGTTTGAAGATAGCATAGCTAACAACCCTACTAATAATGAAATATTAAATGGGCAATTAGCTAAAAACAAAGTAGATAGATTAATAAAAGCATATAAAGATTATGGCATTCCCTTAGGAGAATTAGAAGATTTTGAAGGGCAATCTGTTACAAATTATATAAACAACAAAACAGATTTAAAAACAGTAGATAAAATAACAAACAAAGCTAATACAAATGCTTTTAAAGGATTTGCTGATAGCAATATATCTGAGTCTTTTCAAAATCAAATAACACAAATAGAAACAGATACAGCTAAAGAACAAAAAAAATCAACAGATCAAATTA